CCGCATTGAAAAGCGAATCTTGCTTATAAACCCGCTGTGGGTTTCCAAGACTGTCGACGATTTCAACCGACGCCCAAATCGGAAACGCGTCGTCACCCTTGAGAGACTTGATCATCCCACGAATGTGATGCTTCTTCGCGTTTAGTTCCGCGCTTTCAACGAAGTCGTCAGACCAATAATCGTTTGCGTCACACAGCGCGAGCAGGTCGTCAATTGTTTCCCAGCCAGTCGCGCCGCCAACCGCGTTCTGAAAGTGTGGTTTGTCCATTCCGGCCATCGCGTTACCCTTCACTCAATTCTTTTTGAATGTCCGTTTTCCACTGTTGGAGCGTGGCGATCACGCTATCGATTCTTTTGCAATAATCCTTCAAGCCCTTTTTGCCCCACTTCGCGGTAAGCTTTTTGATTCCACCCAGGTCGCGAGTTGAATTCAGCATGACCATGATGTCGTGCCAACATTTACTCCATTTGACCTCCGGCGAGTTCTTTGCCGCTTCTGCTGGAAACTCACCATGCTCATCGCCGGTCGGGCGCGGGGTGCGTTTCTTGCCGGTGATTTCTTCGTGGGCTTTGTTGATCGACTTCTTGCCCTCTCGCACTTCTTGGAGGAGTTTGGGGCTGGCGTTTTCCTTGATGACTTTGGCCTTGGCGATGGTCTGTTCGGACACACCAGCGGCCTTGGCGATTTCCGCGCGGGTATTGACTGACTTTGATGAATTCATCAAAGTCATTTTGTTCTTGTTTCCGGTTGGAGACTTCTGGTTTTCCTTCGCCTGTTTCTTAACGACCGGCTCCAGCAACAACGCCAGTTCGGCCCGCTGCATGGGAGTGAGATTCCGACGCGCAAATTGGTTCTTAATGATCCAGACCTTCGCCTCTTCGCGACCGGGAAACTTCATATCGATTACGTCGGGAGGAACCTTGTCTGTGTCGGCGTGGTTTTGCTCGTAGATGTCCAGGCGGTTGTGACCATCCAGTAGGATTCCGTTCCAAGTCACGAGCGAGTCGCGATAGCCGTCGCGTTCGATCGAAACCATCAGTCCGGTTCGCTCCTCGTCAGTGAGAGGGGGAATAAGCGAACGGAATTCATCGTCAACCGTGACGTCGTCAATCGTCAACACGTTTGTCTCCGGCAAAGAATCCACAGGCAACGCATTTTCGCAGCTATGGTTTCGACAGTCGCGCCCGACGTCGGCCCGCTCTTGCATGCCGGGTTACTAATCCGGCAGAGGGGACTTGATGAGGGACGCTGTGTTTTTGTGAAACAAAAAAACCCGCTGGCAATTAAGCCAACGGGCAGAGTGTGACGTATGACTCACGGAAAGTCAAGTCGACTTGAGAGGAATTTTCAATAATTCCGAAAGTTGTTTTCCAAGCCCATGGGCAATCTTTTCGGCACGAACTATTGTGGCATTCTCCCTGCCGTGTAGAATTCGGCTAATAGACTCGCGGGGAATCCCTGAAAGGCGCGAAAGTTCACTGACGGAAAGGTCTTTCTTTTCCATCGCGAATTGCACGTTCTCGCGAAACGCGGCGGCGGCATCTGTCATGAGTTGATCTTGCATGAATAGAAGTGTAATGTTTACGTCACGGCCGGTCAACCGCTGAACCAGAAAATAGGGAGCGGTCACCCGGCACACAGCGTTAGTATTCACCTAGCCGCCCGGTCCTCGCGGATACCGGCCACTCCCATGGTTCAAAACGCCCGGCAGTTGTTTCTTCGCTGCCATCGTCGATGGAGTGCGGTTCCTCACGGAAACCGCCAACTGCCGGGCTATTTTTCTTCCAAAAAGACATTGACTCTAAATTTCCTGAGATTTATTGTTGCTCCTGTTAACCAACCCTGGCGAGCGCAGGCATCTTGTTGATGCACTCCTGTGATCGCTTTCTGCAGGAGCTTTACCATGATTTTGACGGATCATCATGCGCAGTGCGCTTTCATTCTTTCCCCGGAATTACTCGCCCGCTTCTGGAGTAAGGTCCAGGAAAATGGACAATGCTGGGAATGGACCGGCAGCACACGGGTGGGATATGGCGCCATCAAAATCAACGGCAGAACATGGCAGACCCACCGGCTCGTTTGCCTGATGGCTTATGGAGAAATCCCGCAAGGCCAATTTGTCTGCCATAAGTGCGACAACAGGCGGTGCGTAAGGCCCGACCACCTTTTCCTTGGGACCGCAAGGGATAACGTGGCGGATATGCACGCCAAAGGGAGATTTATTCCGGTAAGAGGCGAGCGGACCGGATCGTCGAAATTGACGGACGATAAAGTCAGGGAAATCCGAACGCTCTCCGGCGGCGGGTTGTCGAATCGAAGGATTGCCAAAAAAATTGGTGTATCCGCAAGCACGATCGATTACGTCGTCAACGGACAAACTTGGTCGCACGTTCAGTGAAAAACGCGAGAGATGTGTTAACCAACGCTGGCGACAGCGGGTCCCGGCGCTCGCGCAACCGGGCATCTCTCGCGAAAATGTCGGAGGGGGGACTCGGACCCCCACGCCCTGAACGGGCACCAGGTCCTGAACCTGGCGCGTCTGCCAATTCCGCCACTCCGACAATTTATTATTTTCCACAGTTAATCTTTCAGGACAATTGAACCTGGCCATAACGGTGACTAGGTCCTGAATGTTGTCAATATAGGGAAGATGGGAAATATGGTGAATCCGAGAGAGAATTCCCAAGAAACTCCTTGAAAGGACGCCGCCGAGTGCGTAGTCTGGAAGTTTTGACCTTTCCCCGACTCGCATCACACAGGAGCGTTTCAGATGATCCTATTCGTGACGTTGCTAATTTCTCAGGCGGTGGGAGACGATCCGGCGAAGGCCGATGCCACTCCTCCAGAATTCTCGGTGCTGCTGGAAAAATCTGAGAAGCAAAAACCGAAGCGTCTGAAGGAACTGCGGGACCATGTTCAGTGGCTATTACGCCAACAAGCGGAACCCCGGAATCGTAAGCGGCGGCGTGAGCTTGGGAAGCAAATCAAGCAGGCGCGGGACGAAGGAAAAAGATTGCTCGAAGGGGGGCATTTTGTCACGGAGATGGACATACCGATCACAGTTGGCGACGTCGGCACCAAACCTGGAGACGGCGCGCGGGTCGAGCAGGTCATCAACGCCAACGAGATGATTGTCTCGATCGAATACTCTTGGGTGGAGGCAAGCGCAGTCGGGAACCGCCCGGTTTACACCATGCGCAGCAGTTCTCAAGCCGTGTGGCTAAAGGGCTGCGCGACCAAGGACGCGGTGACGGGAAAGCCGTTTACTCTTCCGAAAGCGCTCGTCGTAACCGGAACGAAACAGTACGACAATCTTGCCGGGTCGACGACGACAGTTCCGATCGTCGAGCCTTACGACGTCAAGCCGTTCGAAGTGTGGGCGAAAAACCTACCAGCCCCCAAACAGCGTTGATTGCCACACCGGAGCAACAGCGGCGTGAGTTGCGGGAGATTCAGCGTCAGCACGAAGCGGCGGAGCAGCGACGCAAGCAACGGGATGCACGACGGCGCGGTTAGCGAATGCCGCCAGCTATCTTGGCACATACCTCACAGAATAGACATTGTTTCCTATCGCGTTTGGCCAGTTGTCGGTAATTTCGTTCCCGTCGATGTCATATTTGTTGACCTCCAATGCATCGCGCCTTGCCACATAAATGTTCCCGTCCAGATCGGCGTCCACGAAAACAGAAACTCCAGTTTTGGCGTCGGACCAAATCAGATTACCATCTGCATCGAAGACGTAAAGGTTGTTCCCAACACCACCCTGGCAGGAAACGGCAACCTTAGACTCCGAATCAAATAGAGCCACACCATATCCGTCGTTGGTGTGACTGTCCCCTTGGATTCCCCAGATTTCCGTTGCGGTGCTATCCAACTTTTTAATCATGTCTAGCGGAGACCCGGCAAGGGTTCCAGCGGTCAAACACACGTACATGTTGTCCGACGAATCCACGCGAATCCTGAACGGAAACTGATAAAAACTATTCGTCGTATCAAAGATACTGAAGGGTTGATAGCGAGCAACCAGTGTCCCGGAAGAAGTGTATTTGCTCAGTGTTGGATTTCCAGCCAATGAAGTCGAAGTGTGCCCACACCAGATGTTTCCTCCAGAGTCTATCGCAATGGCAAACGCAGTTGAAAATGAACTCGGAGATTTAGGAGGTCCAATAAACACTGGCCAGCTTTCAGACGTGACCTCTGCGCCAGTTGCGGCATCTATTTTTCGGATGTGATAGCCCCCGTCTGGAATCCCGCATATGTATACGGAATCTCCAGAAGCGTCGACCGCGACACCACGCAACCTTGACGCATGCGGAAGTGCAGTCCAAACTTCCGCAAGAGTTTCGTCGTGTTTCGACACATACCCGTTGTTCATCACGGAATAGACACTACTGTCAGGTCCGATTGCAATATCCCATACGAGTGTCGCCTGGGGTGACGCCTCGGGAATTTCAACAGCTTTTGAAAAGCTGCCCGAGCGAGTGTAATAATGAAGAAGATTTAACGGGCTGACGGATGCGGTAGACCCAACGACAATTTCGGGATTTCCACAGCACCAACAATACGAATAGGCCATCAGGGACACTCCACGCAGTAGACTTCCCAGCCGCCGTCGATCCACTCGACGAACACCCACATATCGTCGTCGATATCGCCCATGCGCGGGTAACAATCCTCAATCTCTTGGCCAGTGTCCGCCTCTTCACCTTTGGCGGAAGTCTCTCCCTCCGCCGCGCCACGGCTCCACAAAGCAATCGTCGTCGGCGTTCCCTGGGTGACCGCCTCAGTCGTCTTGCCGATGTATCGCGCCTGCATCCCCGCCGGCGGAGTAAAGCGGTTGATCTCACGATTGATTAGCCGCTTGGCGTGCTGTTCCACGACGGCCGCTATCTGTTTGAGCGCCGTATCTCCGAGTTTGGCTCCCGTCATGGTTTCATCCTCGCGCTACGGCGCCGTTTCGTCAATCACCACCCACGCGAACGGTCCTTGCGCGCCGGTGTTCGCCGTTTGCGCCAAGGAAATCGACACCACATCGTCAACCGCTAGCGTCGTCGTAGTCAGCGTGCCGTCGAGCACCGCCCTGTCCGCTTCGCCATCCGTGATCGTGACCACTCCCGACAACGCCGTGGTACCGTTGATTTTCAGGTCGAACGTGCAACTGGTCGACGTTCCGGTGTCATTCAGCAGCGCGTGAAAACCGCGAATCGTGCTCGCCACTTCCGCGACGTAGACAATCTCCTCGTAGGCCACCGGAGTGCCGCCAATCGCCAAACCGAAATTCGATCCCGCCTTGTGAATGTGTTCGATTTTGTCCGCGTCAATGTTCGTCGCGGCGCTCACCATTTCGTCGGTGATGCTGCCCGTTTCCAACCGCACGTCGCCGCCGACAATCCGAAAACCAGCCATGATTCAAACCTCCTAGGAAATCCCCGGCAGGACAGAATAGTCCATCGGGAACAGTGTTTCAAATTCCAAAAACACCGGCGTTGCTGTTTCCGGGTTCACGAGTTTCGTTCCGCTGCCGTTGAGTAACACCGGGGACGTTACGTCGGTCATGTCCGCCGCATTCTTAATGCGCCGCTTCTTCCTGTCGCCGGTCGCTGGATGCAACTCATTAAAACCACGGTCCAAAACCTTGTGCGTCCATTTGTCCTCGTTCAATGCGATCTCCATGCCGAACACGCGGAACGCAATATCGTTGCGAATCTGCACGTCGCTCAAACTGATCCGCCGCATCCGCGCCACTTCGGTGCCGACCGACAAGCCGTCAATCGTAATGCCGCTGTTGTTCGTCGACCGCCGGTACTGCCAAATCCATGACGGCACACTGGACACGTTTTTCGTGATGCGGGCCACCGCGTATTCTTCCTGCTCCTCCACTCCCCCCTCATGAAACGGGTCTCCCGCGCTGTTGACGATTGCGTTCCCGTCGCGGTCCTCCATCAACACGTTACTGTACGATTCGGTCCCCCATGTGATCCGCACCGGGTCGTTGAGAGGGTTGTCGGACGGCTGCGTGGATTGCTCCGTCGAATAGGAACAATGCACGATCCAGATGTACGGCGAAAATCCTTCGTTCGTCGGACGTACGCGACGGCATGTGGCGCGGATGTCGTTCGGGTAGGTCGACCCAATCTGAGGGATCGACGCGGAAGACATGATCGAAAACGCTTCGGTAAAACGGTCATCTGTCCTCACGCGAAACACGCGCGAATACAAAATCGCCGCCGGAGATGACGATGCCTCGCCGTCGCGGCCCTGCCAGATTTCCTTGACGGAGGTGATGCTCATGCCACGTCACCAAACGATTCAATCACAACTTCGGCTTGGCCAGTCTGCGAGATGTTTTTCAGCAACTCGGTTTGCCGCTTCTGCTCTTCCAATTGCTTCTTCAGCAGTTCCGCTTGATGCTTGGCTTCGTTCCTGGCGGCAGCAATGGCCGAAGCCGCTGCCGCGCTCCCTTTGGTGGCAAGTCCGGTCAGTGGCGGTGCCTTTGGCTTTTTTTCTTCCTCTTCCTTTTTCTTCTTCTCTTGGCGCCGACGGCGCTCTTGTTCATTGATCGGCACGACGTTCAGGGGACCGCCGGAACGCAAGCGGCTGCGCTCGATCATGTCGGCGCTGAACGCCTCCTTGCGGTCCTTCGCCGCTTGCCGTCGCGCGGCTAATGACGCATCGAATTCATGCCGTTGTTGGTTGATGCCCGCACCCTCGCCGACCACACCAGCCCGTAGCCGCTGGGCGTTGGCAATCTCAAGCGGTCGCCGTACATCCTCCGCGCGTTTAGTCGCTTCACCGAATAGCGTTTCAAGTTGCTTAACCCGCTCCTCGTAAACCGCAACTTGTTCCTTTGCTGGTCCAAGAAGCTGTCCAGACATGAACAGGGCTTCGCCAGCACGCACAGCAGAACCATCGCCGCCGCGTTTCTTCTCCAGGAATGCACGCGACTCGGCAAGATGCTTGCGTTGTTCCGCCAACTGGCCGCCAAGTTTTTCGACCACGCCCATGGCGTCATCAAATCGTTGTTGCTTCGCGCCGAAGTCGTCGGTTTCGCCGCGTGCTTGCCGCAATGAAATTTCATGGCCTTGCTTCGATGCCAAGTTGCGGAATGAATCACTGAGTCGCTTGGCTTCCAATTCGACTTGCTTCGTTTTGCTGATGGCCTTGTCGGCCCCCTTGTTGAAGGCGAGCCACATTGCACCGGCAGCCACCGTAAACCCGGCAAACGCTCCGGCCAGCGGATGAATCATGGTGGCGAATTGCGCGATATTGTTACCCGCCCCCCTGAAGCCTCCCGCCAATCCGCCCGTGCCGAACGAGACCGCGAAGTCCTCGGCTCCGCGAGAGAGTTCCAGCAGACCGCGATTCGCACGGCCGAAACCAGACTTGGCCGTAGTGGAAAATTTGCGGACGTCGTTACCCATGTGCCGCATGCGACCGGAAACACGATCGGCGCCGCGAATGAAGTCGTTGTATTCCAATTTCAGACCGACGACCAAATCGCGTTGCGTCATCACACACCCCCTAGCGCTCGCATCGCGGCGACAACGTTGGCCTTGGTTTCGGCCATCAGGTCGGTGGGTGCCTGCACGGGTTGCGGCTTGGCGCGTTGGTGGCTCATGTAATTCAAGTCCTTAAAGATTTCCCGCGAGTCGCTCTCTGTTATCTCATGAGCCGCCAACGCGCGAATCAAACCGGCGCACATGCCCTGCATTCTCAAGTCGTCGCGGCCGGGGCCAAACGGCTGCACTTCCGCGAAGCCTTCCCACGCCGCCATCTCAACGGGCGTCAATTCGTTCCAAGCCTGTTCCCAGTCCAGACGGCCCGCCTCCAAACATAGACTCAAGACGAACTGGAATCGGGGATCGGTTCGGGCTTTTTTTTCATGTCTTCCAGCGCGTCAAACCGATTGTGGCGCACGGCCCGGTCGGCAATCGCCTGCATCAACGCCCCGTCGACTTTGCTCAGTGTGCGAATGTCGTCCAGAGTAAACAGCCGCGCGCCGCTGCCGTCCACCACGCACTCAATGGTGAGTTTTTCGCGGTACAATCGTCCGCGTTCAGCATCATCCTTGCCGGTCGCCGGATTGACGAAAAATTCTTCATAGGAGACTTTCTCTTTCGCGTTCAGCGAGCGCAGCCGGATTTTCTTTCCGGCCAGCGACTCAATCGGGAAATCCGCCGGGATATCAAAATCGCAAAACCTCACCGCACTCGCGCCGAGAATGTCTTCGCGCGTCACATATCCATTGCCTTCGCTCATCATTCCTCCGGTGGTAAATCGTCAACATCGGGCGGCAGGTCCGTAACGTCGACGACGTACATGATCTTGCCCTCCGCTTTATCCTCCGCCTCTTCCTGTTTGGCCACGTTGTGCAGTTCGTCGATCCGTTTTTGCCGCCGTTCGATTTCCGCTGCGATCGGGTCCGCGAGATGCGCGAATTCACTGGGCAGCACCACGCCGCTTGGTTTGCGCGCCGCGTCGTATTCCGGCTTGCCGGTCACCCGGCCCTGTTCCGTCAACTCGTAATTCGCAATCGCCGCGCACAATTCGTCATCCGACATTCCGGCGGCTTCGCGGCATTCATCGTCCAGCGGAACCGCCAAGCCCATATTGACCAGCCGCCAACAGGCAGGATGATCGATCTCGCGCCCCGGCGGTGTCATGAGGATTTGTTTGACCCGATACGGACGGTCCGCCAGTTGCGCCTTGCGCATTTCGTTTTCGTCGTATTCCGGGTTCATCATTTCCGTGGGACGGATAGTGATTGCCTTCATCGTGTTTCTATCCTTACGTCGCGAACGCGGGCAGTCCGTCGAGCGTGTACGAGAAGTTGGCCTTGAGTCCGTCGTTGAGCGCCACCCTGACACCGAGTCCGCAGCCGGCGGCAACGAACGTCCACACGGTGGCGGCCGTGTCGGCAAACGTGATCGACATATTCCGCAGCGCGGGAGTCGTGATAAAATCCGTGATGGATTGATGCCCGGCCAAGACCGGATCGAAGAACAGTTCCCCCGACAGACTGCCGCCCGTCGCACGCCCCGTGGGCTTCATGGGAATGCCTGAGTTAGCGTTGTCGAGCGTGTCGGCCTCGTACGTTTCGGTCGTCGATTCGGCGAAGTCCAGGCTGATCACCTGCGCCACAGCCGTCAGTGTCGACGCGATATCCTGCTTCAGGATGGTGCCCTTGCAAGTGATGAACGCCATTTTTTAACTCCTCACGAATACTGAATTTGCAAATTCAAAGTCGTCACGTGCCGGGAAACGTCCGACATGTCGTCGACAAACTCTTCCCGATCTGTGAATCCCTCAAAAATCACGGCAAGGCAGGTGTTATCACCCATCGCGCCGCTAAACGGTTCAATCACATCCCTGATCGCTTCGGCCAAGTCGTCCGCCGCCGATGGTGTCGCCGCCTTGCAATCGATCTCAAAGTCATCCGTGTTCGCCCCGCCGATGCCGGTCAGCGTGTTATTGGAATCGTTGCTGATGCGGTCGATTTCGACACGCGGCAACTGGCTCCCCTGCGGTGCGCGACCGACATAAACTTTATTCCCCGGCAGTGCCGCGACTTCGGTGATCGTCAACAGGTAGGTGCGCAGAGAAGTGCGGATGCTCATTTCGCAAAATCCTTGACCACCGCCAGATACAATATGTCGTGAATTTTCTGCGACGCCTGTTCTTTGCTCGCGTTGAAGCCGCGCAGAACAAAATCGGCAGCGGGAATCGGGTACATGATGCCGCTGTACCGTCCCGCCTTCGTGTACCGTCCCGCCTTGTCGGTTTCGCGCCGCTTGTATGCTTTGCTGCGTGGTTTCGCAGGAGTTTTCAGACCGGCACCGAGAATGAACCAGTGAGCGTTGCGGGCGCTGATGCCCACGCCCGACCGACCCGCTCGTAACTGCTTTTTGATCTTCGACGGCTTCACGCCAACGCCAAGACCAGCCTTGGCCTCGCGCACGCCCTTGATTTTGTTTTTGCCGACCTTACCGCGAACCGCTGTTTTCAGACCCTTGTTGCCGTCTCCCAGAACCGGCGCTCGAGTGCGAATCGCCCGCGAAATCACCGCGATGCCGGCGCGAGTCGCCTTGTCCATGTGTTTCTGCTCGACGTTCAACCCGGTGCGTTTAATCGCCGCGATTGTTTCGTCGAAACCCTTAATGTACGTATGAACCTCAGCCATCGGCGTTTTCCGTGCAGTGGATTTGGATCACCTCCGCCGCGTAATCGACGTCAATCACGGCTTCAATGTTCAGCGTTCTTGTCGAGTCGTCGTAAGGCAGCAAGGCCCGCATTTGGCTCGTGATTCCCGCCGCAGTTTTGCTGTACCGCGTTTCCCAAATGCTGGTCCGCAGCGCGGTCAATTGATTCTGTTCGTTGGTTTCCGTGCCACGCTTGGCGACCGCTGAAAACGCCCGCCGCGTATAAGTCTCCCAATTCGACGTCAACGTTTTGTCAATGATCCCGTCATCGCCGACAGTGGCGTCCGACTTGAGTCGCTGAATCGTCAGCCAGCGACGGTTTTTAAGTCCCAGGCAGGCACGTCGTTTCGTGTTGCATTTCATCAAACAAACTCCGCCGCGTGCCGCGCCATCGAATAGTCATATTCCGAACCCCGCAACAAATGCGCGAGCATCTCCCGCATCGGTGAACCGCACTCGCAATCCATGTTCGATGCCGTCGCAATCAACGCCCGCCGCACTTCGGCCGGAACCGTACTCCGCGTGCTGCCGTAACCGGCCACGAACACCACAGTCACCGCCTGGATGACGTACCGCGTGACCGGCCACGTCACGTTGTAGGCCGGTACAATTCGCCCCGGCCGGCTGCTGCTGTCCACCGTGTATTGATCCGCCGCCAATGTCTGCGAGTCGCCGTTTTGGTCGACATATGCAACGCTGGTGACTGATTGCAGCGGCGCGCGCGGCAGGACGATGCACGACGGAAATCCCCTATCAATTTTCAATGTCAAGGTCTGCGTCAGCAGTGCCGACCACAGCACCCCTTGAGCCGCGTCACGCACCGCCTCGATCCGTGACGCGATTTCGGCATCGTCGTCATGCTCCTCGATACCGAGATTGCATTTGACGTCCGAAACCGAAATCGGCTCCACGGTCGGCGCTGTGGTGACGGTCAGGCTCATTTATCTTCGACCGCTGTTTGCGGGGGTTTTTTGTCCGGCTCCGCGTGCGCCAATTCGGCCACGCCACGGCTGATCCAGTGTTCGGCGGAGTCCGGCGGCAGGTCGTAGGTCTGCCCTGCCGCGAAGTGCTCCGCGTGTTCATCTCGTACGGTACGGCTTTCCAGGAACCGCACCTTGACTTTCTTCGCAGTGGCCAAGAGAACCACCCCCTTTCATTAGGCGATGACGTCGGCGGTCAGGCCAGTCTTGCGATGCAGCCCCCGGCGTATGTACGTTACGACGCATTCGTCGGTGCCGGTCACGAGGTCCACCGACCCCGATACGTAGCGGAGGTTGTCTCCCACCGCCTGGATGTCGGCCGTCGTCGCTTCGAGCCAAACCGTGTCTCCTACCGCATCGGCGACGGTGGGGTCGGCATGCGCCTTGACCTCCACGTCGGTGCCGCTGCCGTCCGAAGCGGGGTTGGCCAAAATCTTAAACGCGGCAATGCCGCCCGTTCCGACGCTGACCATCACGCCGATCAAAATCGTCTCGTAGTCCCGCATGTCGACCCACCCGACGTCAACCGGATCGGTTCCGCCGGGATCAAAGTCGTACATCGTAGCGTTGACTTCCGCCTTCAGTTTTTCGCTGGCGATCGCAGAAACCATTTATCTATCTCCCTCAAATGGGCCTTAAGTGTGAATGAAAACAAACCGCCCAACGATTAGGCGCGCTCGGCAAGCGTGATGAACGGGCTAAGGGTCGTGGTGCTATTGACCGGAGTCAGCGCCGAACGCCAAGCACTGCGGCCGTCATTCATTTGCCAAAACTTGAAAGTCCGCTCATGGTTCTCGAACCGCACATGCACCGACTCGGCGCTTTTTGTGCCTTGCAGCGTGCCCCACATGTACTGGGACCAGTCCGCCAAAATCAGGTCGCCCAAATCGCCCAACGTCTTGGCGTATTCGTTGTAGAAAATCGGGCGGCCGAGCATGGTATCGGGCCGATCTTCCGCGAACGATTGATGATAGTAGGTGATCACACCAGCCGGAGTAGTCGACTCAGTGTGCAGACCGACCAATTGCAAGAACGTGTCGTGGTTGGCAATCCAGATGGCATTGCTGTAGTTCCAGCAGCGGCTCCGCATCTTGAGGATGTTCAGCGCCACGATCGTATCGGCCGACTGGCCGGATTCCTTGGCCACGCTGATCGTCGCCGGGCAATTCAAGATCCCCTCCGGCTCATCCACGCCAGTGCCGCTGATCCTTTCCTTAAGCACCTTGGACGCGAACTCCATGTCGAATCCATCCGCCAGCATCGCCGCAAAGGAAATCGGCGAATAACGCAAAAGTTCCTCAGATGCGTAGGCCAAGCCGAACAGGGAGGTCGCGTTGAGCGCCACTTTTTCAATCTCAAAGCGACTAGAACTGGGAGCTTGCGTTTCCGGCCTCCGGCTGACGGTCAACCCGCCGCTGACGCTGGTGGAATGATTTTTGTCTACCTTGGCCAGCATATTGACCTTCAGTTGCTGCATCGGGATGTTGGCCACGCGGCTGGCCGTGGGGTCCATGTCGTCTCCTACGGACTTCACGCCTGGCAGGAAACCTTCCGGGATCGTAAATCCGCCGTGTGAATCGGAAAGCGTGGACTGTTCGTCACTGCCCGCCGTGGCCTCAACACTCAGCGGCTTGAGGCGGCTGTCCATCCGGGCCGGGTTCTGTGCCGCCGCCATCACGGACACCAGGAACTCACGGTGAGTTTTGAATCCCCGCTGCGGGTCATCGTCGGCGTTGTGCTTCGTGACGTTGACGTTTTCGCCACCGTTGCCGCCGGCTTCCCGCTCGACCGCCGCGCGGTTGCGATCATTCACCGGCGTCATCGAGCGTTCGTTGTCAAGAAATTCTTCCTCCCGCTTGATGCGGGTGTTCAGGATCTTAAGATCCTTTTCCATCTGCTCGTAATCGGCCTGCTGCTCTTCGGTGAAATCTCCGGTTTCGCTTTTGTCGGCCAACTCCAACAGGGCTTCCATGCGGTCCATGATGCTCGCTTTTTCGTCACGTAATCCCAGCAATCGCTTGGACATTGCTTTTCTCCAGGTACAAAAAAAGGAGCGGACGAAAAACGATCGGCAGCAGCCCAAGGGCCATTGCCAAAGGTTTCTCGTCCGCTCCTGCGGATTCAAAACTTGAAATTGTACGATTGTGGAGAAATGCGCGGCTCCGGCGTTGCATCTCCGATTCAGGCGTTATTCTTACCCGGAGTTTACCGGATGTCAAGATGCCTTATGAAAACCAAATCGCCGCTCCGCCCGCATGCGGCTGTTCGTCCGCGTTTTCCGGGACAACTCCGCGATCACCGATTCCAGCGTTGCGACACGATCCGCCATTCCCAGGCTGACCGCTTCCTTGGCCGTGAAGATTTTCCCTTGGCCGAAATTCTCATTGACTTGCGACTTGCTCACGCCGCGATTGCGTGCCACCGCCGCCACGAAGCTCGTGTTGTAGGCGTCGACGATCCGCTGAATGTCCGCGCGAGCGTCATCGCCCAGAGGTTCGTCGGGATTCCCCTGCACCTTGTTTTTACCGGCGTGAATATAGGTCACCTTGATGCCGATCTCGTCGTTGAACTTCGACTGATCGACGTGCGCGGTGACCACGCCGATCGATCCGGCCATTCCGCCAGGGGCCATCACGACTTCATCAGCCGCCGAACCGATGTAATAACCGGCCGAGTGCATCTTGGAATTGACCACGGCCACGATCGGCTTTTTGCCGCGAGCCTTGTGGATTTTCGCCGACAGTTCGTCGACGCCCGCCGCCGAACCGCCGGACGTGTCCGCATCCATCACAATCGCGCTGACGTCCGGGCTATTCACCAGGGCGTCGAACTGCCGACCGAATTCGTCGGCCGACACGCCGCCGCTACCGGTCATCAGTCCGACGCGCTGGGAAATCGTCCCCACCAGCGGCATGACCGCCACGCCGCCGCTCAGCGCCGTTTCCCGTCTCTCGCGCTGCTCGTAGGCCGCGATTTCCTCCGCGCTGAATTGCACTCCCGACAAACGGGCTTCAATCACGCCGATGATTTCTTCCAGTTTCGGCGGGTGAATCATCCACGGTGTCGCCGAGATGGCACTAATGATGCGCTCATACTTCATGCAATCGTCCCCCAAATGGCAGTTTTGATTTCAGTTTCGCGGCGGCTGGACCAATCCGTCAAGTCCAGTCGAAGGGAAAGCCCTTGCAGGCCACGCACTACGTCACCCGCCGCGGCATGCGGGTCAAAAGCTGGCAGTTGCGATTTCTGCATCGCCACCGCCAAAGGCGTCAGGGCTTCGGCGACAAACCGCGTATGCCGCTCCTCGAATTTCTCAAGCGCCGCGAAAAAACCCGGTTCGTCGTCGTCATGCTTGGCCAGCATCCGCGACACGTCCTGCCGCTGTACGTTGGCGATCCGCTGAACCGCCGATTCCATCATCACCGGCAGCCACGCGGGCGCAGCCGCTTCTGCGTCGTCGTCATCATCCACCGCCGGCTCTTCCTCGGCGTTCGGGCTATTGGTCGCGTTCTTGTCATTGTCGGCCAGTTGTGCCGCCTTGACGTTGGGATTCGTATAGTCGTCGCCGCCTGGAATCGGGTTCATGTTTTCCTTGAGGCGGATATCGTTGGCCGACAGCACCTCGATCATGCGGCCGATCTGGTACACTTGGTAGCGGCTCAACGTGTCCCCTCTGAGCATCGATTCGGTGATGAACTCCGCAAAATAAACGTTGCTATGTTTGATCAGGGAACGGCTGATTGCCTGTTGCCAGCGGCACAGCCACGGTTGAATCGTCAGCGTCAAGAACTCGCGGGCCTGCTGTTCGATGTTGTTGTTCGTCGACCGTGCCAAAATGCCGATAACATGCGGCTGAATCCGAAACAACCGCGCGATGTCTTCGGCCGAGAGTTGCCGCGACTCAATCAGTTGCGTGACTTTCGGGTCGAGTCCGGTATTCTGCCACTGCAAGCCCTCTTCCAAAATGCGTGGTTTATGCGCGTTGAACACCCCCTCGAACTCAGCCGTGCTCGCCTTGAGACGCGAATAGGCTTTATCGCTCAGCGCGTTGTCGGTCCGCAGGATACCGCCGGGGGTTGCGTCGTTCGCGAAGAACCTCGCTGCGTGCTGTTCGGTGGCCATGCCGATGCCGATTGTCTCGCGCCCCGCGTCTGTCGGGGCGTAGCCCAGCATCCCGTCCAGAGAGATGCCGCGCAGGTGCAAAATTTCTTCCTGCGCGTATACGTCCTCTTCGTGCGTGTCTTCGTTTCGCACGAGGTATTGCAGGCGATGATTCGGCAGCTTCTCGACGCGCACGGCCGCCGGGTGAATCGGGATCAACTGCTCCACGCCGCCCCGCCGACCGGGCACGATTTCCGCGTAGGCGTTGTGCCGCAACACGGCATGGCCGGTCATCATCTCGATAAATTCAAACGCGGTTTGCCATTCATTCGGCTTGTCGTGCAGCACGTTATACAGCGGATGTTCGGTGGCCGGGTCCTTGCCGCCGTCTTCGCGTCGACGGAATAGCTTGAGCGGCTGCGATGCGACGGTTTCGGCGATAGCCCGCACGCATGCATAGACCACACCCTGCCGCATCGACGAATCGGGCGTGACGACAATTCCGGCACCGGACTCGGTGAAGTACTCCGCAAACGTATACCAAAACGGATCAAGCGGACCCTTTTTTGGTTCGTCGCTCGCCCAGATTTTCTGTAGGAAGCTCATTGAGGTTTCCCCTTCTTCATCCGCCGCAGTTCACCGACCACGCCGCCGACCAACAGCAGCGATCCCACCGTAATCAGGCACGCCGCGCCGGACACCAGCCATGTGCCGCCCGCAAGGCTCGCAAACCCAGCCAAAAGCAAAATATCGTTCCCGTCGAATTTCACAGCGTTAAAATCCCCCGCTTGTCGTACACCGAACCGCCGTCCCCTTCCATCGCGCCCGACAACGCCATGATCGCCGCCACGATGCCGTCGATTTTGTCCGCCGACTTTTCCTTGTCCGGACGGATGTTGCCCGCCGGGTCTTGCCGCACCGCCACATTGCCCGCCATCCACCGCAACACCGGGTTGCCAAAGTGCCGCAGCTTCTGCGCAATTACCAATCGCTCGAATTCCTTAGTCGGTGCCGCGAAGTGTCCAATGGTTTGCCGGAACTCTTCCAGCGCATTCAGCGGGAATCCCAAGTCTTGCAGCCGTTGTACGAAACTTTGCGCGGCTCCCCACGGGTCAAACGCCAGCTTTTGAATCACGAATTTCTCGGACAAATCAATGATGTCATGCGCGATGCAATCGTAGTCGGTGACGTTGCCGCTGGTCAGCTTGATTTGTCCGCGTCGCCCCCAGTTGACCACCTGCCGCCGGTCCTGCTGGCCCCGCGTGTCCTGCACGTCTTCCGGCGCCCAAAAATAGGGAATCAGCGTGTAGCCGCCATCATCTTCCGGGAAACACAGCACCGCCGAATTGACGTCCCGCGTCGACGCCAAGTCCAAGCCCACCCAACAGGGACGGCCGTAGTAGTCGGCAATATCTAACTCACCGTCTCCGCATTTGTCCCACAGATGCATCGGCAGCCACCGCACCGCCTGTTGCACCCACTGATTCAGATGCAGCATCCGAAACGTATTTTCCGCCGCCGCTGATTGGTTGGCCTTAGCCGCCGCTTCGGCAATCTGCTCCGGCTTGACCGACACGCCGAAATTTGGATTCGCCTTTCTCCAGGTCGCCTCATCCAAAATATCGTCATCCGGGTCGGCGTGCGCCATGAATGCGAAATGCGAGTCATAGTCTCGGTTGTCCTCGTAGAAACCCTCCAAGACGTTGCGGCTGATTTCGTGCTGCTCCCAGCAAATCGTCGACCGGTCGTAACCCGCCGTGGTGATCGCCAACGTCAGCGGATTCCGCCGCGAACCGGTACCGGTCTTGAGTACGTCCCATACATCGCGCGTCTTGTGGGCGTGCAGTTCGTCGATTAGATTCCGATGACTGTTCAAGCCGTGCAGGCCGTGCGATTCACTCGACACCGGCTTGAATACGGAGTTCAACCGCTCGCACACAATCGAGTGTCTATAGATCCGGCAATACTGCATCAGTTCCGCCGATTGCATAATCATGTTTTTGGCGTCGGTGAACATCAATGTCGCTTGGTCCCGCTTCGTCGCCGCCGCGTAGATTTCCGCACCCGGTTCCTGATCGGCGATCAAACCCTGAATCGCCATCCCGGCAATTAGCGTTGTTTTGCCGTTCTTGCGTGGCACCTCGACATAGCCGGTCGTGAATCGCCGCCGGCCGTCGCCGCGATACCAGCCAAACAGCGGCGCGACGATCAATTCTTCCTGCCAAGGTTGCAGCGTCATCGGCTGTCCGTGCCACTCGCCTTTCCAGTGCCGGAGCGCCGAAAACAATTGCACCGCCCGCACGGCTTCGGCTTCACGCCATTCGCAATCGCCGGGCGGATTGTGCAGGTCATTCATCTGACGCCGCACCGCGCCCGTCTCCACCGCCGACAACGGCCGTGAACCGGAAAGCATCGCTCGCAGTTTGTCGAGACGCTGTTTCAACTCACCACCTTAAATCCAAGGACACTGGCCATGTCATTTCCCACATCCGTTTCTCCGCTCGGCAACCCGGTCCGCGCCGAGGGGGTCATGCCGAACTGCCTGCACAGCATCACGATTTCACGCCACGCCGACGCCTTGATTTTCACCGCCGGGTTGATCACCTCCCTCTCGCCGTGCTTGAACGTCTCCACGACCGTCAGCCCGTACGTGCCGATGTGCTTCAGCGCCGCGAGATACTGATCGACGGATTCGCATAACAGCCGCAGCGACAGAGAATCGATCTCCGAAACGTAACCCGCCTCCTCCAGTAGCTTGCCGTTCTTCTGCCAATGCCGCTTCGCCGACGCCGTCATGTCGCGCGGCGCGGACGGCAAACGCACAGGCAATTTTGCACCGCCGTGCCGATCGTCGCGGTAAGTTCCATTCCGCTTATGAGCCGCCGCCGGCTTTTTCGCTGGGCCGCGTTCTCCCATTTTTAGCCTCACTTTCAGTCAACATTGTCCCCAAACCACGAAAACCCGCCAAAAAAAACGCGCGTT